TTCAGGATTTAGACATTCTGGTCAGCATTTGAGCGTATGATGCAATTGTAGGGTTAGAAACCTCTGCAGTAACATCAGCACCCTCAGTCAGCGTCTCAGTTTTTGTCTGAGGAGCAGCAGTTTTTGAAGGGAAATAAGATTCCTTCAGTGCTACTAACTTTTCACGATATTCGTTCTCACTTCCAAACTCAACACTTTCGGCAAGTGAAGCGAGCTTCTCTTTCTGGCTCAGGGCAAGACCCTCAGCGATTTCGTCAAAAATTCCATCTGCAACCGACTCTGCGAGGCGCTTGTTAAGTGAAACGTTCTTCTCGATCTGCTCGTTGAGTTTTGTTTCCATTTCATCAAGTTTTTCTACCATGCTATTGAGGACATCATATTTTTCTTCAGGGATTGATACATAATGTTCTTCAAAAAGATTCTTCAGACCTGACATGAAGGACTCAGAGAGTTCTTCCTTCAGACCTTGCTCAACTGAGAGTTGATTTTCAGAAATCCACTCATCAGCGACATACTCAAGATAAGAATCAACACGCTCAGTAAGTCCTGATTTGATTTCAGCAACTTCCTCAGTGAGTCTCTCCTCATACTGAACTTCAAGTGCTTCCTTAATTTCGGAAACCTTGGTGTTCAGTGCTGCTTCGAATACGACCTTTGCTTTTTCCTTAAACTCTTCGGAGAGTTCTTCTTCTGTCTGAAGCATTGCTTCAACATCTTCTTCGACGTTGTATGCTTCTTCTTCAACTACTTCTTCAGATTCTTCTACTTCCTCTTCGGCAACAACCTCAGTTGCTTCCTCTTCGGTTTCGACTTCCTCTTCAGAAATTACTTCTTCTTCCTCAGCAGTTTCTTCCTCTTCCTTAATCTTTGCAGGCATTGGATCAGCAGGCTTAGCACCTCTGTTAACAATGTCCTTTACAGTTTTAAGTGAAGGCTCTTTTAACTTTGCTGAATCGTCGTCAGACTTGTAGTTTTCTGGGGTAGGTCCGCCAAGATCTTCATAAGATCCTGCAATTGAAGTATCCATAGGATCTGCTGCTTTTGCGCCAGCATTAACAGCAGTTTTGGATTGCTTCGTGCCTACTTCCATTTCTTGTAAATTTTCTCCACTAGACATTTAGAACTCTCCGATTTTTACCTAGATTAAATCTATATTTATTTATAATTTAACAAATTACGCTACATGTGTTACAATGAATTCAGAAAATCATTGAACAATTCAATCTTATGCTCGTCTAATTCTTTCTGACTAGATAATCTATTAATCTTGTTACGTGTATCTTCTGCAAACTTCTCACGAAGAACTCCTCCGTCCCATATCCATTCCTTACCTTCCATAATTCCCTGAACAAATGCATCAGGTGCAGATGGATCTGCTACAATATCAGCAGCAGTTGCAAGCATAAAATCTTCACCAACTTCAGAGTAACCTTCTTTGGTTGATCTCACTGAACCAATGCCACGAGAAGAAACTCCTAATGTAACTCCATCCTTGAGAAGAGATTCTGCAATCTTACCCATTGGAGTAGAAAGAATTTGTGCCTTTCCAATAAAATCATTTCCCTTTTGTTCGAGAGAAACGATCTTATGAGAAACACGATCCAGATTTACAGTTGGACCATCGGGATGACCTAGTTCTCCAAGAGCACGACCTTTTGAAATATACTGCTCAGTATATCTCTTAACTTCTCTTTCCATTACTGGAAGACGATAAACTCTTCCATTACGGTTTTGTTGTTCGGTCTGGAGAAAAGGACCTTGGATATATAAAAGTTTCTTACCGTTCTTTTCTTCAGTAATAACTTCTACTTTTTCGATTTCTTCTCTGATTAGTTTCATTTTTTTATGCGGTAAATCCTACTTTTGCTGCTCTAACTGTAGTTGCTGACGCCCACATTAAATCTGCACCAGATTTTTCAAAAAACTCGACAGCATCATTTGGAACTGAAACTGTTGAAGTGTCTGCATAACCAACACTTGTACTTTTTGCAATACTTACAGTTGCAGTAGTACCAGCACCATTATGTACTCTAACTACAGTTGCATTTGATACTGTAAGTCCAGCAGCTTGATTTACACCAAGTGCTACTTCATCACCAATTAACTTTGTTCTTGTCATTATTATAGTAAAATGCGTTAATAGTTATTTATTCTTCTTCAGTTTCTGATGCCTCTTCTTCGCCACCAAAAACAGTACTTGCAACTGGTGATTTCAGTGTATCAACTCTCTCAGATGCCTTTGCATAAAGAACATCTTTGATTTTGTCACTGATATTTGCTGGTGTTTCATCACCAATAATCATATCCATTAAGTCATCCATAGTTTTTTAATGTAGTTTTTGCTATTTATATCTCTCCACCTTCAGGTGCTTCAGTTGCAGATCCATCAATTTCTGGTTCTAAAGGAACTTGACCCATTCCTCCGTTTGTTGCGTCCATAGGCATTCCAGTTTCTGGATCTACCATTGCTGCTGGATCAGGAATTTTACCCTCTTCAATTTCCTTTTCGATAAGTTTATCTTGCTCGATAATTTCCTGATCAGTTTGCCTAAGAATACTTCTTCTTACAAAATCTTGAGAGAAATATCTACCAACAAAGGGTTCTGCAGTAGTAACTAAGTTAAGTCTCTCATTCAGTAACTCAGATTCTTTAAGTTCTGAGAAGTGATTATCATACAAGAAATCATACTGAATATGCTCAGACATTTTATCCCAATCTTCTGGAGTTACAATGTTCTTCAAAATCAATTGAGTTTTTAGCATGTCATTGAACATATTCGAGAATCTCTTTCTCAAACGTGCAACAAATTTAGTAAACTTAAGTTCGTCTCTTAAGATTTCAGAAGATCTCCCCAAGTTAAACCCACCTTCTCCATCCATTCTTGAGGGTGGAACATTGAGTGCTCTGTATAATTTTTTCTTAAAGTATTCAATATCAGTGATTTCTCCAAGGTTTTGGCCGCCTGGCAGAGTTGAGATTTCTGTTCCCCTTCCGCCTTCTCTGCGAGGCAACCAAAAATCTTCAAGCATTGACATGTATTTTTTGTCATCTCTAATCTCTCCTGTATTTGCATCGTAAACCATCTTATTGCGATAACGCATCATAACGTCACGCAGATATTGTTCTGCCTTGACCTTTGGAAGATTACCAACATCAATATAGAAAATTCTACGCTCTGGTGCTCTTGATAATCTGTAAATTACCAAAGAGTCTTCAATCATTCTAAGTTGATTGATGGATTTAATTGACTTATGGAGGTATGAAAGTACAGTATTCTTATTTCTATCTACAAGACCTGAAGTGCAATAAGTGATTGCATCTTTTGCAATCTTAATTCCTCCAGTATTTGTATTACCATAACCATTCTTTAGTTTTGGATTATATTGGAAATACTCTTCAATCTCAGGGAAATCAAAGTTTAATGGATTTTCTCCTGCTCTAGCATTATTTGCAATAATTTTATTTGGATCTGTCTTCTTTTGCTGTCTAACATAACGCATCTTAAGTGCGTCAATGTATCTAAGTTCTTGAATACCTTCTTGGGGTTTCTTTAAATCAATAACTTTATGGTAATAAAGTCTTCCGTCAATGTACCAATTTCTATAAATTTCATGAGACTTTTTATCAAAGTCTAAAATTTCTAAGATATTTTTAAACTCTTCTCTAATTTTATTTTTGAGTCCATCACTTGCGTTGAGATTAGATAACTCAACCTGAACAGGACTATCATAAGTATCCGAAACAATCGCTTCATTTACAATGTCTTCAATAGCACTATCCACTTCTGGATGAAGTGCCATCTCACGGTATCTACGAATTAAATCTTGCTCATTCTTGTAAACACCTTCAATATCTACTGAAGTACCAAAAAATCCACTTGTTAGATAATAGTCAACCCCATCCTCGTTATTTTCGGGGACGGGGGAAACTGTAGTTTTGGATTTATCCTCGTTATCCTCAATTGAGAATCCAAATAATCTGGACATTATTAAAACCGACTTTTACTGTATTACTATTTATTATCCTTGTGCGCTGTTGGATCCAGCAACTTCAGGATACCAGAACTGAACCTGGAATTCTACAGTAAACTCTTCAATAGTATCTGAATTATCATAAGAAAGATCAATTGCAGAGATATTAGTTGGGAAGATGTCCTTAAACTTATATTGTGCAAGAACATTGGCGTTTCCACCAGTTCCAGTACCAGTTTCTCTTGCAACCTGTGCTCTGCCTAACTGCTGAACAGTAGCATCAGCCATATAATCATTTGGATTTGTAAGACCACTGTGATCAGAATATTGATTCACATTTTGCATCCATGCTTCAAATGCTCTTCTATGAGAGAAATCTTCATCATTGATGACTGTGATGGTCCATACATCAAAGGTTCTATCACCAGCAACTTTCAGAGTACGTCCTCTAAAAGGTACTTCAATGGGATTTACAGTTGATGCAGGCAGGGCAGCTGCCTTACAGAGGAATGTAAAATTCTCTGCATCAAATGCCCCAGTTCCATCTCCTTGTACTCCAATGTTTATTCCTGCAGGAAATGCTGGAATAGTTACTTCAAAGAGATTAGGTCTTGCTCCTCCACCAATCAGTTTTGATTTAAATTGTGAAAGGGATTTGAGTGTTGCCATTGTTTTGGTGCCTCCTTAGTAATTTATGCTAAAAATCAAACAGTACCAACAACTTCTTCAAACGCAACACCAGTTCTGGTTGCTACGAAAGTGAGAGTTACGTAGTTGATAGACTTAGCAGGCTTCAGGAAGATGTCTGCTCTAAACTCATTATTATCAATAATATCTGGAGTATTGTTTGTTTCATCACAAACAACTAAGAAACCATAAAGACCTCTCTTCGCTT